CTTTAGTAACTAATTCTTCGCCTTTTGATTCAGGTTGTACTTTTACTTTACCCATATCCATTATATCACCTGCGATACCAGCAGCAGTTTCAGAACCATCACCCTTTTCTGCAGGAATAACAAGACCATCATCGCCTGCTTCTTCATCAGCAATTTCATCTCCTGTAACTTTAGTAATTACTTCACCTACAGCTTCTTCTACAGCTTCTTCTTCTTCAGCTTCTATTTCTTCTTCGTCAACTTCTTCATCTTCGGCATAAGCCTCAGTTACAAAGTTTGTAAATGACATGATTCTTGATTCACTCTTGTCATCGTCATCATCTTCTTCCTCTTTGTCATATTCAACATCTTTCTTTAATGCATCAATTTCAGAGTCATCAGATTTAACAGCTCCTTTATAATGGTCTGCTTTTTCTTTGTCATCTTCAGAATCAACTTTCTTATCGCCTTTATCTTCTAATTCATCACCTTTCTTTTCATCATCTTCACCTTCATCTTCATCATCATCTTCAGCTAGAGGTTTAGCAGATGCAGCAACAACAGAATAATCTTCTTTCTCTTCATCGTCATCGTGATATTTGACATTCTTGTTTACTGTAACTTCCTTTTCTTTAATAAAATCTTCGAAGGCCATAATTCTTTTAGTAGCAGCTGGAGTCTCTTCTTCTTCAGCAGCAACTTCAACACCTTCTTCATCTTCTACTTCATCAGCTTCAGCAGGAACATCAGCGGTAATTGCAGGATCATCAGATACCTTATCACCAGCCTTGTCTTCTATATCTTTAGGTTCGCCTTTAGCTAATACTTCATCTTCGATATCGTCAGCGGTATCTTCTTCAACTTCATCAGTTTCAGCAACTTCACCTTCAGTACCAACTTTATCTTCATCTTTATCTTCTTCAGATTCTAATGATTTAGGTTCACCTTTCTTTTTAACTTCATCAGCTATATCCTCGGCTCTATCTTCTTCTAGTTCATCCTCAGAAATATCGTCTTTAGGGGAGACATCTTTTAATAAACCTTCTAATTTAGTTAAAAGATTTTTTTCTTTCTTTAATTCTTCAACGCTTTCGTAACCCATCTTTTTAACAAGATCCATTACAGCATCATGATTGACATCTGCCGATTCATTAATTGAACCTTCGGCTTTAGACATCATTGAAAACTTTTTGATTGGTTTCATTATATTTTATCTTTTTTTGATTCTTTTTTTATATATCCATCTCTCATGAGAAAGATATTCTATATTAGTATCTAACATTCTGTACCTCAAATGGGAACTTTTCTTCTTTATAGATTTTTCTTCTTTCCATACCATGTCTATAAATATAATTTACCCAATCATGATCATCTACTTTATATCTAAAATCATCAATGAAGTCATATATTTTTACAACATCTTTAGCTTCATGCTTTCTTAGACCCCTACCTATGGATTGTCTAATGATCACTTCTGATTTGAATGATTCAGTAAAGAAAATGTTATGAATGTTTTTAATTGAAATACCTGTTGAGAACGTTCCGTATGATGCTACAATAATAACGTCATCGTTCTTTTCCATTCTCTTTTTAAACTCTTCTCTAAAATCAGACTTAACAGAACCATCAACATAGTAAACCTTCTTGTCTGTTATTGTCCTAAGTTTTTTGTATATTTTTTCACCATACGCTATTTTATGAAATAGCACTAGTGAATTGGATGTAGACTTTTTAATTACTTGACAAACAAAATCTAACCTCTTTTCACTTTCATTAATAAAGTTTTGCTCTAAACTAAATAACTTTTGCCTATCATACGGATTTTTAGATAAAGACGAGAATGCTTCTTTTTGCGCATCGGTTGCATATTCCATGTGTATTTGTAATACTTTACATTTTGCAATATGCCCTTCTTCTTGTAAATGAGCAGCCTTTACCTGAGTTACCAAAGGTCCCATTGCCGACATTAAACTTAGTCTATTTACAGTTCCTCTTTTAGGAATAGTACCACTTAAACCAAATCTGTAGTCGCAGTGCCAGCATTTATCCATTATCTTCTGAATTGAATTTGCTTTTGCTTTATGAGTTTCATCTACAAAGACAGCGTCAAATTGGCTAAAGTATTCCTCATCTTTTTTAGTTAATGATTGATAAGTACCTATAACTACATTGGAGCTCTTTCTTAATTTCACACCGGCATAAATCTGTTGGATTTTAATTGGTACTCTACCTTTATTATATTCTTCAAAATCCCCACTTGCTTGAACTACCAAACTTACATTAGGTACAATCATTAAGATTTTCTTTTTACCCAATTGTTCCATCATGTAAGCAACTACCATAAATGAGATTAAAGTTTTACCTGCAGAAGTTGCCAATTCAGCTAAGCATCTCCTATACTTTAAAATCTTTATTGCTGCATCTATTTGATAATCTCTTGGTTTAATTTCAGACTTTGCAAAAAATTCATCTACCCACCCCTTAAAAATTTCTTCATCTATTGAAGTGTCAAAAATATCAGTTATACCATTTAATGTAAATTCGTAATCATATTGTTTGCAAATATCAATTACTTCTTTCCATAATCCTGCTGGTATTTTGTTTCTTTTAATAAATGAAATGTTACCATCCCAAACCTTTTTCTTTACTAAAGGATGAAATCGCCACCCTTCTATTTTCTTAGTAAGACTAGATTTTAACTGTTCATATTCCAATTCGGTACATGAATCAATTACTAAAAACTTTTTATTTTCAGACAGAGATAGTTCCATTAAAATTCCTTATCATCTAAGTTTATTCTGTTTCTTATTGCAAATGCCATGTTATCTAAAGTCTTAATACATTCATAGTAATAATCTATATGCGACTGTAACATGTCAATTTGAGTTTTCAAAGAAGACAGATCGGCTTTTATAAATTGATGCTTTTCGCCATTTGTTAGTTTAACATCGTAATTAATTGAATACTCCCGGTATTGATTCTTATAGTACCTGTCCCAAGTAGCATTTCTTTTATATATAGTAGTTTTAAAATCAGTTACTTTATCAAGTAAAATTTGTCTATATGATAACATTCTTACTTGGCACTCTGCTAATTCATTCATATTTTTTAACTTAGAGACAAGATCTTTAATCTTTGCTTTCCAATCACTCCTATCAGAACCTAGTCTGATTTCTAATTGCTCGTTAGCTTCCTTTATTTGTGTATCATCAAATGCCATTAAAATACTCCTTTATCGTTATTAATCTTTTTGTAACTTTTAATCTTTGGTTGAAATTTTCTTTTAGGTTGAGGTAAAGAAAAATTACTTTTTACATTATCAGTTTCTATCTTTTTAAACTTAGTAAATAATTTAAGCTTTTTCTTAGAAGTTTCTAAGTCATCGTAAAAATCATCAAATTGTTCAGTCACAAATTCATTATATTTTTTTATCATAAGAAAATTAAATCTAAATGATTGTTTGTAAAATATTTATCCAACTCATTTAAACACCCAGTCCTATTTTTAAATTCATATTTAACTAGGTCATTTAAATCTTTTACCTTTTTATTAGGTATTCCAAAATCCTTTAAATATTTATCCCACATAAAAACTGTTTGCCCTTTCTTTAGTTTCTGAATCATTTTAGCTTTACCTTCATAATCATTATCAAACATATATCTTGCTGTTGGTATTTCATCAAAATCTAAAATTTGTTTTTTGACACCAGTTAAGCCTAATGTGTTTGACATAAAGAAAGAATCTATAGGCCCTTCAAATATTGTAAAACCCCTACCTAAGTCAACTGTTAAGATTCCGAATATCATTGATATTTTATTTAAAGAATCAAGTTCATCCTCAGATACATTCAATTGTTTTTTTAACCTATCATATATTCTTTCTATATTCCAAGTTTTATATTTAGGACCGCTTGTATCTTCCAATGCTCTAACCTGGAATCCTACTATCTTTTTATTTTTATTTAAGTTAAAAACATAAAGCTCCTTTCTCCTTGGGTCATAACCGAATTTTTCAGTTTTGTGATGGAGTAATCTACTTTTAAGATATGGGTATGCTCGGTATGTTAATGAATTAATAGGATATACATTAAAACCTAAAGCAATTTCATCAAAGCTTAATGCTAATTTATTTGCCTTATCGAATAAATGAAATTCTAAAGTTTCACCTAAAGAAAAGTTTTTTCTATTTTCCTTAATAAAATTAATTACATCTATACGGTCTTCGCCTTCAAAGTTTAAATTATGATCCTTTAAGAAAACATCTAAACTCTCGTGAGCTGAGCAATTGTAACAGTGGAATTGTAAATTTTTCCAATAAAGATTGCCTCTCTTTTTTCTTACTGAATCTGTTGAATCACCACAATAAGGGCATGCAAAATTTAGCCGTTCCTTACTTTCTAATATTCTCCTTTTTTCTGGGTGAGAATGATTAAGGTGAAGAACTCGGACCACCTTATCGATGATCCGAGCTTTCATTTCAGAAGATATTAATACTTCTGTTCCCATATCATTAAAGATCTAAACCATTAATGAAATCATCAAAATCATCTCCCTTAGAAGAATCTTCAGTTTTAGTTGCAGTAGCAGTTTCAGCAGGTGCAGAAGTTTCTGTTACCTTAGCGGCAGCTTCTGTTGTTTTTGCAGTATTGCCTGGTGCTTGCCTTGCAGTAACAGTATCAATAGAAGAACCTGGGTTACTAAACTGTGAAAGTACACCCATTACTTTGTTTCTTTGATCGTCGTTCCATGGTCTGTAGTCAAAGTTGCCTAAATCCGGTGCATCTTTAATATAATCGAGAATTGCAGTTCTTCCTGCATCATCAGCGGTTACATCATCACCGTTAATTGACATTGGAGATCTACTCCCTTGGAATTTACATGAATCGTAGTTTGGATATCCACCTTTCTTTGAAATTACCAATTCAAAATTCTTTCCTTCAAACGGATCGAATACTTGTGTTGGTTCATCAAATTGTGGATTTAACTCTTCATCAATTTTTGTCTTGATCTTATAACCAAATTTCATTACTTTAATTTGACCTTCAAGATCTCTGTTTTGTGGATCCTTTACGATTTGTACTAATGCATAAAATACTTCTCTACGCTTAAGTCCCTCTGACATCTTTTTGTCTACAGCAGATTCAGAGTTTCTAAGTTTAAAGAACATGTCCTGTACAGCACATTTGTCTCCAACCGTTGAAGGTGAGTCTGCGTAAAAACCATTGCCATCTCTGTCTTCTAACCAGTAGACATATTTACGAACGAAAGGTTTGCGTGGATTTTTTACATTAGGTAGAAACCTAATTAGTGAACGGTAAGTACCGTCTGAACCTTGATCAGGTTTTGGTGTGTAAAGATCGCTTGTTGTTTGCGGTCTGTCTCCAGTGTCTAGGTCCTTGACGCTAACACTGAAAATGTCGAATTCATTTGCCATTTTAATTGCCTTTTTATTTTACTTTGTTATTAATTGTGGATATAACGCAGCTCTGCCTATTTTTAATTTGCCCGGGTATTGCCAATATACTTTGCCTTGTTATATGCCTGTTTATAAGTAACTAATTAATATCAGTTCCTTTGTTTATTATATATTCATATCTCTATTTAGTTTCAGTCTAAATAGAACTTTTTTATTGCATAATAGCGGTTACATCATTTTCCCTGATGCTGAATATAGTATCGCCATTATATTTGAACTCTGTACCTGCTAAGTCATGAAATAGTACTCGTGAACCTATTTTGTAATCTGAATCCTCTATGTCACCACCTATAGATATGATTGTACCTGAATAAGGTGGAGCATACTGACCTTCGGTTTTAGGTACATATATACTACCAATTTTTTCTGGTAATTCATCTTTTTTAATAAATATTCTATTTTTTATTGCTTTTATCATAATATTCTGAAACTAAGTTCTAGTTGCTATATATAAAATATAACTAATTAAAGAAAGAGAAGTATGTAATTACTAGACTCAATGTATTTAGTGGTTTTCTATGTATTAAGTATTTAATGACCACCCTTTTTCTTTATTAGCATTTAGTATAAAGTACGCATCTACTAAGTCATCTATTGGTTTAGGGATCTTTTCTGTAAAGTCTTTATCTTGAGTCCACTTCCATAAATCTGTTTTCCTTAAATCTTTATCATTAAAAACATCGTCTTGGAACGCTTTTACCATATAATGTTTATTTGCATTACCTTTACCTGCTAATTTCTTAACATGGGATGGTTGATAGATTGAAATATTTTCCACACCCCAACCATTAACTATTTCATTTCTTAAAAAGGTATTATACTGAACGATGTCAATGAATGAGTTTCCCTTTGAGCCATAGGAGAATCCTTCTAGCGCAATTTTATGGTTTTGTGTTCCATATAAGGTTATTAAAATATTTGAAATTAAGTCGGCTATATTTTGACCATCAGTGAGTTTTTCTCGTTCTCTAAGTAAAAAGTCCTTATCCTTTACTTGTCTATAATAAGGAAATCCTAATATTGTTTTATTGTCCATTAGCTCTTTATGAACCGAGAATGATTTAGGTATCTTTCGTCCTTCTTCATCCCATATTCTATTACCGTAATTAAAGAATGTAATAAATGTGTATTTGCCTTTATGGTCCTGTGTACACGTACCTGGACTATTGAGAGAAAAATCTATACCTGAGTAAATCAATTATATTGAATTAAAGTCTTTTGCCTAATACTGCACCTAAAGCAGCACCGATCAATCGACTGGTTAATAAATCATACAAGGCTCCTTTTTGAATACCTAGTACTTTTGCGATAGCCTTTCCTACAGATTTACCTAAAGCAAAACCAGTAAGACCACCTAGAACAGATCCTAATATACCTTCATTAATTATTTCTTCCATAATAACTTCTAAGTCCTTTCCGTTACTGTGTTCTTCCATAATTCTATCGACTGCTTTGTCGATTGCAATTTCTTGCTCTTCTGTTAAATCATAAGATTCATTTAATAGATTTTGTATATCTATAGAATCATCATGACTTTCAGTAAGGTAATCTTTAAATGTTTTCATTGCTCTTTCTATTTGTTTATATATTAGACAAGATTAACTTTAGTTTCTAAAATGTTATATGTAAAATTAATATCAAATGTTTGAAATTCTATCGTATTGCTTGAGAAGTTTAAATCTAATGCACTAACACCGGTCATTATCATATCTTTTAGTTGACATGTAACAAAAATATTTCCATCACCATCAATCATTTGCAATCCAATACCTTCTGGTACAAACGGATTTTTTCCACTTTGTTTATAATAGTAATCAAACACTTCGATAGCCATCCAATAATTAACCCAGCCATCGAATGCTTGCATCGTAATAGTTAATTCTTTATCAAACAGTTCTTGCTTAGGCAGACTTGTTCTGAATCTTCTGGTATTCCCAGGAAAGTCATTTTGTGTTACCGGATCAAATGAAGGTCCAGGCAAATTCATTGATTGTATTCCATAATTAAAATAATCGATAGGTTCTTTAATCATAGCACCTGGCATTCTATTTAAGTATGGCTTATACTTATCTGATATTTCCTTAGGAATAAAATTTCTAGGAAATTCAAATTTAAACTGATTATTTCTTGCACTTAATATCATATCTTATCTATTATGAAACCTGTCTAAAGCTTTTTGGAATACTTATTGGATCGTTTGTAGTACTAAAGCTTTGATTGGATTTAGCTGATTGTCTAAAGTATCTTCGTTTAACAGCTTTTGATTTAGCTTGATTAGCCCTTACTTGTAATCCCATTATTTGGATTTTCTTCTTTCTGGCAATATCAGCTCTTAACTGTGCGTTCCTAGATTCTTCAATTGCTAACTCAGCTTCAGTACTACCTAGCTGAGTAGATAGTTGCTCTACTTCGTTGGCTAATGTAATATTAGAACTATCTATTGCTATAATAGTTGAATTTAATTCTTCTATGGTGGATATTAATTCAGCTTGATTAGTTTCATAGTTTAATATTTGTAATTGTAATCTAGCTAATTCATCTGAATATAACGCGGCCTGCGCCTCCATTTTGGATGTCATAGTTTCTTTGGCTGCATCAACCAATCCTAAAAAAGTACCGGTATATAATACGCTTTCATCACTAGTTCCATTAATGTCCTCCATTCTTGTAGAGATATAAAAGTTATTATTATCTAATGCTAATATCTTTTTTGAACTTTCTTTGTCTATTCTAAATAATACCTGACCTTGTGAAAGATCCACAGTTTGTACCTGTGTCCAATTAGGTATTCTAATTTCATCATTCTCACCAACAAAAACTAAAGTAAGCGTTCCTACATTACTAAGATCAATTGGTTTTTCGGCTGTATTAACGGCAGCGGCTGCTTGATTAGGATTTGCTTTTTTCTGATTTGCTGGATCAACTGGAACAGATCCTATAGTGTCATCATATAATGTAAAAATAACATAATCATCAAATGGTGATATTCTTATAACCCCATCGCCATTAGGTAAAGTTCTAGCATCAGGATCTAATACTACAAACCTTTGAAAGTATTCCTGGTAAGGTTTAGTTGTAGCTACATTAGTTGAAACCCCAATAGGAGCCGTTGATACCAACGGTAAAGAACTTACTGTTTTTGTAAATTTGCTAGTTAATGGTTCTGATTTATTCTGTTGTGCTGCCATCGGTTTCTGTTATTGTTTGTATTTTAGCTGGAGATATTGACGCCTTCACATTTAATTTATCTCTAAATGAAGTTACATATTTAGTTTTTACCACCAACTGCTCTACTATTTTTTCTGTTGTTTGCCCAGACCCTCCATTTCCACCACTGTTTACAATAATATTATTCCCATCATCCGGTGCAATTTGATTGTATACATTAGCCACAGTTGGAACTACTCCTAAATTTATTTTCATTAATCGCCTTCCATATTTCTTTACATCAAATGAAGTTAATTTAGCTTGCTTAATTATCTGAGTATTATCAGCTCGGTTATAAATTCTTAGCATATAATTAATTGTAAAAGAAGCGGCAACCGCGCTGTTTAAAATAATTGGTCTAAATAGAATAGGATTATCAAAATTTGTAGTCTGTGTAAATACTTGCGTGCTTGACTTAACAAATGAAGTATCTATTTGCTCACTCACGTTAATTTCATGAAATACTATATTGTTTAATCCACCTGATGTGGCGTTTAGCTGACTTATAAAACTTTGGAATGTTGATCCCGTAACCATACCTGTTAATTCAAAATAATCACCACCTTCTGCCTCTGTGACACTGGCATAAAGATTATCATAAATATCCCTACTTGGTAAAGTAACTGAGTTTATTTCTTCTACATTATAATAACTATAACTATTTTCGACTATAGTTTCATAAATCCCAGTAGCCTTAAATGTAATTGTAGGAGTACTTAAAAATCCTTGACCTTCAGTTAGCTTAAATCCTAGACCATTAGAATCAGCAGCATTAAAGCTGTTATTCATAAAGTAAAGAGAAGGTACTCTCCATTCAATAAAACTGGCGTAAAGATTATCATTTATTAAAACTGGATCTGGATTAAATACCGGGGTATCAGTCTTTAAAAAGTTTATTGAAGATAGGTTTAATAATACACCATCTCTACGAGGTACTAATGTTTCAAATATAATACCATCATATCCTGTAAACGAAAAGCCTGAAATAAAATGTACTCTTATTTTATCATATGCTATATTTTGTTGAGGAGAGAACGTCTGTAAGAGGTTTGCTGTGTCAGTTAATAATGGATCAAAATCATTATAAGGTACACCTATATCAGTATCTAAATATGCGTACTGGGTTTTATTTACATCAATAGCAGCAGCAGAGATATCCGTATAGTTACCCATTTCAGCCGAAACATCACTAGTATTAAATAGATAGCTACCACCCGTATGACCATCTCGCATTATGTCTATTGGATAGTCAGCAGTGTTAAGTTCAGTTGGCTCAGATTGACTAGTGTAAATATACTCTAATAATATTCCTTCTGATAATTGTAAAAATTTAGATGATTCCATTATTTTATTTATTTACCATTGTAAAAACTTAGGGGTATAGTTTAAACCTATACCAACATAAGGTGCAACTCCACTACCGCTGAAACCGACACCTAGTTGTAATCCTAGTCCTAATGTTTTTCTGTTTTCATATTGTAAGCTTTTAAACGCGCTACTCCTTTGGTCAATTAATATACCTTCTGCGCTATTAAAAGTAGTACCAGGATAATCAGTTAAAAGATTTACAAATAATTCTTTTGTTTTATTGTCTCTTGTTAATGAGGCAGATAAAAATATATTTTGTTTTAGGTCAATGGTAGCATTACCAAAATTTATTAAATCACCATTAATTTCATAAGGAACAAAAACCCCAACATCCCTAAAGCTTTTACCCCAAGTAGCAGAATCCGAAACTGTTAATGCTGAATTAAAATTACCTAATATAGTATCAATAACATTTACAGGTACCTCTACGATAACTTCCTTTATTACTGTTTCAGTTTTAATGATCGTTAATGGTGGTTTATCTTTCTCAAATTCTAGCTCATCTTCAATTTCTTCTAATGTTAAATTAAGAGCTCTTATTTCAGCGGCGGCATTTCCATTTTTGTCAACATAGTTTTCAATTGTATCTAATGAAGCTTTCCAATTATTACTAATCTTAGTAGCTTCGCTCTTTGCTATATCAGTTTGTTCGCACTGCCTAAACAATAAAAAACACAACACTACAATACCACCTAATAAAAACATTCTTGTATTTTTAGGATCAGTGATTATCGCTATTATGTTTTTTAAAAATATCATATACCTTCCTCGTAAATTTTCATTAACTTATACGGAGTAACATTGCTTTCTCCATATTTTTTAATAAGTTTTTCCATAAAAGTTTTTTCTTGGTTTTTCATGGTATCTAATTCATCAAAAAGTTCATCTCTTTTATCAGCTAAACTTACAATACTTTTTTGCATTAGATCAATAGAAGTTTCTATTTGCTTGTATCTATCTACAAAACTGGTTAATTCCTTTTTTTCTTTTTTTGTCATTTTTATTTCTTTAAATATTAATCTTCTAATTATGAAGTTGCGGGTGCCGCCATACTGTATGCGGTATCATTTTCTTCAGCAAAAGTTAATAGCTGCATGCTTGTTCGTGTCCACCCTTTTTGTAAAATTAATCCACCTGCAGCATCATTTCCATTTCCATTATAAAAAGTCTTATTTCCCATGTTACTAAAACTAAATTCATAAATACCAACTTTAGATGTATATGTAGTTGTACCAGACCCAAAGCCTTGAATATCATTTACAGTAGTCTCAATTGATCCTGCCGACTTCTGAGTAATATTACCTGCATTATCTAAATTTTCATAAAATAGATTTATTTTTCCATATTGTGTAGCAACACTACAACTACTGCTACCACACCACACAAATTTAGAAGGCATATTATATACTTCAATTGTAAACCGCTGGCCTAGAACCATCATGGATGGATTAAATTTTAATATTAAATCACATTCCCAACCAGCCCTCCCCGCATTAGGCATACTATTAATTGCTATCTGACTATTCACTGGTGTAAATGTACCTATGTTAACTTGTAAATATGGGGTAGTAGCTTCAACATTGATAACCCTCCCGTCAATATTTGTGCTGTCCCATAGTGGGTCAAGATTTAATATCTGATGTCCATTTTCACCACCTAAACAAAAATTATTACTAATTTTAGTGGTCGTACTATCCACTCTAAATTGTTCTTGAGCCGGGTTCTCCTTTGTAGCTCCACTATTTGAAAACTGAGGAGCTACCGTGGCGTTGGTTGAATTAACAAATAAACCTAATCTATCACCACCTAGCACACCGTTATTATATTGAGGTTTACCAATATTTATAGTTGTAAACCCATCATTATATTGCTGATAGATTACACCTGAATTTGTCATGTAACTTGGTGCTCCCATTTGCCTTACTACTGAACCACCAAGTATAGGTGCATCCGGGGCACTCAAGGCTGTATATTCATGTTTATATACTGGTGGATCGACTAAATTATCAGGAACCGGTGCAAATGATGCTCCCCATGTTTCCTTACCTCTATATTGAGTACGCTTATTAGATCCGTTTAGCACCATATTTATATTAGGGTAAGTAGCATTATCAGTGAATGATGTACCTAATGTAATATTTTCTGTAGACAGTATGTTAATATCACTACTTACACCAGATGCAATAAGATCAATATTGTTTGAAGCATTTTGAGTTTTTGCAATTATCCCAGATGCTAAATCTACCGTAACAAAATTAACCCCAGTACTTATAGTAGTAGATACGGAACTTGCTACTTGCGATATTCCACCACCAGTAGAGTTTAAAACTATATCCCCAGTTCCTGATGCCGTAAGAGTAATTTCACCTGTTGCTACTGTATCTAATGTAATGTTGCTATCAACGGCCACAATAGCTCCTTGTGCTTTTATATAAGCGGCATCTTGTGCAGAAAGTTGAATTTGGCTTGAAGACAACAACTCTATTACCCTGGCCTCCGCTAATAAAAATCCATCGGCTGCTGTTGATGTAGGTATTGTTATATCATTACCACCCATCTGAAAGCGGGTAGTGGCACCACCACCAACAGTATTTAAATCAAATTTACCCTTCTCAGAGCTGCCTAGTGGACTGAATGTAGAAACCGTTGCTTCAAAATTAGAATTAAAAAACGATGATCCGGATCCACCCTTTGTTCCAGTTTTAAACGAAAAACCAGCACCAGATCTATAAGTCTGACCTCTTTCGGCAGTTTCTATATTAAAACCAACCGTGTCATTTATATTACTTACAGCAGTAGGTGATTTAGGTACTGATATATTTAAAGTGTCATCAGAAGATAACTTTATTTGTGATAACTTAGTATAATCAAGTTGCTCAAAATTTTCACCTGCTTCAGTACCACCCATGAAACGCAATGCAGTAGCACCGCTGTTTTTCTGATGTAATAGAAAACTTGTATTAGTTGAATCAAGTGTTCCTGCAAACTCATCTACTAATCTAAAGTCTGTTGTTACATTTACACCATTTGGATATTGTGCTATATCATTAGGTCCTGCAATACCAACAGCAAAGGTAGGTACACCTTGATTATTAGTAGAAATAGTCTGAGATCCTGATGCCATTAATGAAGGGTACCCTACATTCTTAGCGTTCTGTGCATAGTTATTTGGTGCAACTCCACCTGGGTTACCAGGATTAGGTGAATTACCAAATTGTGATAATCCAACCGATGCACCAGTAGGACCTGCCGGGCCTGTAAGATTAACAGTTGTAGGAACCCATGTACTACCATTATATTCCCAAACTTGTCCATTAAATTGTAGATAGTAATCATTCTTTAGTGGAAGCAATGTTGGCGGAAAAGTATTTGGGTTTTTACCTGGTCCGGATACTGAGTCATCTTCATACCACTCTGTACCACGTTCTCCTCTACCGCCAATTGGACCTGCCGGGCCTTGTGGACCTGACGGGCCTAAAGGACCACCGCCATTAAGTATCAGTTGATCAAAATTAAAATTAATCTTATCTACTGCCTGTGAAACAGTATCTGATGCAATTAATTCTTGTATGGTTATCGCCATTTTATTATTATTTTTTAACTATAGTAATGCTAAACCCAAACGATTCAGTAAAACCCTTTCTTTTGTTATATATTAGGCTAAGATCAAATGGATTTGTATTTAATATTTTTGATCCTATTGAAGTATTAACAGTTAAACCATTTTCTACTTTATCAGCATTATCCAACTGAGCCGTAGAATAATCCAATGGTGCATCAACCCTGGTACTTTTAACATAAAAGTCAACACTATCTAACTTATACAGATGTAAAATATTTTGAGTTATGTATCTCTCAACATCATCATCTAATGTATCAATATCACCAAATCCAAATTCAGGCTTAATGTATTTTTTAAACTGCTCTTTAATAGGTTCAAATAAAAATTCAATTAACCTTTTTTGTATAAACATATAGAATAACACAGAAGTGTTATTCTCCCTAGTCATAAATGTACCTTTTATTAAACTAGGTTGTTTTATCGCAGCTTTAACCGCAACCGGTTCATGTAAAAATGTTTCGAGTTTAATTTCCTGTGGAACCTTTAAATATTTAGAACCTAGGAAAGATTTTTTCTCTGTCATGGATCGTGTACCTATGATGGATTCAACTTCAGATTTATCTATACTCTTTCTAAAATAAGAAGGTTCCCAGTTAGAAGAAAATATATAGAAGTCTCTTTTTGCTATACCAATTTCATTTATGAGTGGATATAGGCTTAAGAACGCATCCTCTGTTGAAAGCTCTAATATAGTGGATGGGTCTTCCTCGTTTACTTTATGATAAAACAAATTTCTTAATTGACCAAACTTTTGAGTATCACTAGAATTAAACTGAGTATTTGAATACCTACATAAATCTTTTACCTTTTCTTTATATGCAGCATCATCGCCACTTATAACTAAAAGGTCTATATAAGGATCTCTAAAATAAAATAAGTTCTTGGTAGAAGGTTGATATGTTCCAGCATGCCTTCCGATTGGTGTTATTCTAGGTTTTGTCTGAAGTGATAAATCATAGCCTATAACATCAGTAAGATTAAACTTAGTCGGTTTAGCCGGATCTGGCAACCTCCCTATATAAACTGATTTTAAAATATCTTCTTGTGCCCTGAGTTCTATAGAGAACGTTTCAGCAATAGAACCGTCAGGTGATAGCACTCTATTTCCATCCTCATCAATAGTTTCATAAATAATACCAGGTGCACCTTCATTAATAAATCTAAATAATGTTGCAAAACCAGAATCATTTAACCTGGATGAATATGTATTAAAGCCACCACCGATTACTGTATAATCGGCACCTCTTGCATCATTTAGAGCTGGTGATAATCCACCAGGTACAAAACTGCTTCCATTCTTTAATATAGTTTTAGCAAATAATCTATCATCACTTATAACTTTAACAACATCATTAATCTCATAGACATCTGAGCCTATCACCATTTTTATCGAATTAAAGTTACCATTAGAACCTATAGAAACATCACGTAAAAATCTACTTAAATTTCCATTAGAATCCGAAGTACCCTGTATTAAGAATGCATCAGCCGTTCCATTCCAACCAGACGCACTAAAATTAATTGCACCTTGTAAAGGACCATCTAAATATTCATAATCTCCATCTGCATTTACCAACGGCTTACAACTTTCACCAGTTACAGCGCTTTCCACAAAAGCGCTTTCATATGAATATAATGTTGTTCGGTCTATGCTCTGGTCATCTATACCATTTATACAATCATTTTCTAATGATAAGAATATCATCATAACAACAGTTTTCCATTTATCATTTTTTACAAACTTCACTTGAGTTTCAGGTTTATCTGGTGCATTAGGAATTAACATTACTGAAAATCTATAATCATTAAATCTACCGTCACTAACATATTTTTGTGACCTTGCATTAAAATTAGGTTTAGCTAAAACGTCTGCTTTAGTTTTTGCAATAATTCTAACACCACGTAAAAATGTTTCTGCAAAATTCTTTTCATCCCCACCGCTAAACCTACCATATCTTAATTGTCTATCAATTAAATTAACAACACCACCAGTTGTAAATTTATCTACTATAAAATAATCATTAAAATAATCTTTATCAACTTTTTGAAAAGTGCCTGGTGTGTATATTGCACCAGTCAAAGGATTTGCTTCTATAGTATCAACAGGCGCAGTATCAATATAACTCCATGAACTTTTTATTGCCTCATTCTTAAAGTAATATGGAAATTCACACAGGTAATACCATTCATGAGTAAACCCTTCTGCGTTTTGTCCTAGCGTATATTTAGAAGGTGAAAAATTATTTTGGCTAAATGCTTCATTAACATTTAAACTATAAGGGAGGTTTCTAACATTTTTACCTTCATTCACCCAAGACCATTTATTAATATAAGGAATAACTCTAGATGCTACTGATTGCTGCCTTAGAAAATTTTCTTCAAGTCTGTCATACTCTGAAGAAATGACTGAATCAAAATCTTTATCCGGTTCTGCCTCTCTAAGCAAACCTACCAATTTAAAAAATCCACCAGAATCATAAAAATCTCTAACATTAGGATTTGCACTAATATTTAAAAAATCACCGGTCGTCTCCCCTTCATTATATTGATCATACTCATAATCTAATTCACCCATCTGGCTATACATAGTACTAAAGAAGTCATAATCAAAATCCTTCATAGGAAATATTGAAAATCTACCAAATGAAGGTTTATAGTCAGAGTACAACGCAACCTGCCCACTATTAGTAACTTGTATCTGATTATCGTTTAAAGTTATAATAACATACTCATCAATTTCTTTATAGCTGGTAACAGTTCCTGTGTTGTCTTTTACTGGGTTTTCTAAGTAAGGAACCCAGTTACCTATTTCAGCGTAACCATTTTTTGACTGAATCCAATTACCTAATATAAATCTATCTTGGTCACCATTAGCAACTCTTAATAGAGATGAATTTACATCATTGCCACCAACAAAGTTTTTATTATCATCTACTATTGTAGCAAGTGGATAGGTTACTAAATTATCTATTTGTAAAGGGTATGCTGAATAATTAATCTTAAAGTTAAGTCTATTAAATCTACTCCCACCAAATCTTGACTGAACATAAACAGTATCATCATTATAAGAAGCGACAAAAAATCTTTTCTCTGGTGATATACCTTGATTTATTGCATTAGTTATTGCTTTAGCTATTTCTTGATTAGTTCCATTAGGATTAAAGAATTGTTGTTTATTGGATCCTGGTGCAGGTGCCTCTAACGAAGTAGCTGCAACTTCTCCTACTAAATCTAGGCCATCATAAAACTTAATACTTAACCCGTTTAATAATTCATTTATAATTTTAAAAGAACATGTAGCTTTACCTTTTCTATTAATAATTTTTGCATCTGCAAAAGTATCAGGACTTTTAAAACCGGCAAACTTAGATACATCAACAACCGTATCAAAAATTCTTATTTGATTAGTACCCCATTTAGATCCTTTCTTAACAGTATGAAAATTTTCTTCTTTATCCTTAACATAAAAGATTGACTCAACTTCATTTACCCTACTAGGAGTTGGTACACCTGTAATAGTTTCTGTTTTAGCTGGATCAATATAAAGTAAAACACCTTGACTGTTAGAAATTTCAAATGGTGTATTTAATTGCTCTGATACTTCAGTGATGGTGGTTATTTTAGGTAGTTGTGTTTTTTCAATATTTTTATAAAATCCTTCTCCTGATAAATCAAAACGACCTTCCTCCACCTCATTCACATATAAACCGAAGTATCTATTTAATGAATAATCAGAAGCAGTTTCATCAGTAAATAAAAATTCCATGTTAATTAGATTAGCTAATAAAACATTATTTCTTTCAAACCCTTCAGTAAAAAAGAATTCATTTTGTATAATAGTAGCATCTTCTGTGACTATCCCATCATATGAAAAACTACCAGCTGATGTGAATCCACCTTTACTATAATTAATTCCTGCCCATTGCATTGCTTCATCCTTTCTCCATGAAATATTTAGCGGTGATGTAGGGAATGATTCTTGTGATCTATAGTTTCTAATATAAGATCCTAGTAAACTATTTGTTGTTAAATCAAAAGTTTTAACGGCAGTACAATTCTCCAAAACATTTTTAGAAAATGCAGCTGATGTTTGTGCTAAATCAGAATCAGTGTTTTGTACTGTTGCCATTATGTTGTTAACAGCAGAAGGATTGTCTATTCTAAATATTACAAATTTTTCAGGAATTTGTTCATTTAACCATAAAGGCGCGAGCATTCCTAAATCTTGAGAATATGAATTGGACGAGACTGACCTAGTACCAGCTGAATAAAACATTTCATACTGGTTTTGATATTGGGATAATACTGATACATCTTGATATTCTTGAAATACCTCATATGCTAATTGCGCTGGGAACTTTCCACCTTGAAAGAACTTCCAAACATCTCTATCATAAGTATCTTTACCACTTATTTTGAATGCTTTAAATGTAGAAGATGACAGTTCAGTATTAGCACTAAATGATTCTAGATACAAATTACTCCCATCACTAACAAGTTTAACATTACCTGTTAACTTAGGATTGGTTCTAGCTATACTATAGGATGCTTTATCAAATAATTTTTCGGCCATTTAATTTTCACTTTTTTTATTTATTCACCAAACGATTAGTGAAAAATTAAATGTTACAGTACATTTCCACTAGAGCCGTTATCCTCAGTAAATAAACCCTTGTTAATTCCACCGCCACGGCCACCACCTACACCACCTTCGTTAACTATTCTGTTAACTCTAGTTGAAGTAACTGTTGGGCTTAGTTTTGTTAATACCTTTTCTAAATCATTTAACCCTTTGGTTACTGTTTTAGTTGGGAATACATTTATGTTTAATTTGTTTGATCGGTATTTTGCAAATATTTCAACATCATATTGGTAAGGCTCTGCGTTATTAGGATAAATATCAAAACCTATTTTCTTGGCATATGTTATGTTAGTTGTAGCTCCAGTTGAATCGCCTCCAATATTACCTATACCACCATCAGCACCTGAACCAGTACCAAAGTAATCCGTCATTCTATATTGAAATACCATAGGTATGTTTATTGAATTTTGTTGACCAAATTGTATTAATTTAGAAGATTGTCCTGAATCTCCACCTGTTTGTAAATTTAAGTGGTCATCAGACGATATAAAGAGATATGATCCACATCCTTGTTGCCCTAGCGTATATTGGTCAAAGTTTTCAAATGCACCTTTGACATTTCTGCTATAACCGACCCCACCGTTTACTAAATTAGGATCTCCTGCTTGTCCTAATGGACCAATAGCAGTAATAGATGGACTAGCCTGTAATTGTTGACCATTAGGCCATATTACTCCATTAAAATCTGTACTGTTACCTAATGTAGTTAAATCAACAGCATTTTCATTTAAGTAGATAGCTTGAGATTTACCTAATCGTGAATCCGACGTTAAATTTATGAATCTAGATTGTCTAAATAGAATATTTGCAGTACCATTTCCACCAGTGGTACAATCAATTCCACCAACTGGTATTGTTGCTGGTAATGTGGTATTACTGGTATCCCCTGTCATATTTTCATATGCCTTCTTATATGTAGCATAACTAGTTATATAAGGGTGTGTTATTTGGATTTCTAGTATATCATCAGGTGTTGGTGAAACAGGATAACTTCCTGCTGTGAATGGCGTACCATCCTCATTAAAACCACCACCCCAAATAAACTGACCAGCAGTTGTACCCATTGTTCCGTTCCCTCTTCCGTAAAAATTCTCGGCAGTATCTAGATTAAATGTAAATAACCCATCACCAGGTCTGCTATAACTATAAAAGTCATTTTCAGATGAAACATCACTAAACCTACTATTTATAAATTGGTTTTTATTCTGTGTTGATTGGAAAGGTGATAATGATGTAGTTTGCCCATACTTAGTCTGAGCTGTTACATCAGGGTTAGATAGTATAATAGGAGTAAGATCATATTTTCTTACCGTGTTATAATCTGCATCATCAGATTTAAATGTTGGTTGATTGTTGCTTTGGTTTGCTTGGCTATTATCTAACCATGAATATGTTGCAGGTAATATTGTAGTACCACCGGTAATAGAACTAATATTACCAACATAATTAGGATTTTCTGATTGCTTAACCATTCGGCCTCTGTTACCAGATATTCTAGAAATTAACCTTAAACCGGTTTGTTCGTTATTAGCTAAGTTAATAAAGAATGTTTTAGATATAATAGCTCCTCTTGGATCATCAAGGTTAGTAACCTCCTGTGCATAGAAACCAGCAAATATTTTTGTTACTGAATTTCTTTTTAGATTTTGTACATTACCTTGATCATCAATTATAGTAACCACTAAATTACCTTGTGCCTGTGCAAGTAACTCTTGGAATAAATCCAATTGGGATTGCATCTGCGATAACTTTGTAAATAAGTCAATAGGCGTTTGGTTTTCCGATAAAAATCCTGATGCAATTACCGGACTAGAATGAGCAAAATAAGTTTCATTAGCAACAAAGGAAGAACTTAAATGTTCCTGTATTCCCATTTCATTTAAATCTTGTTCTAATGCTACTTTTGCTAAATCTTGTTGATTTTGATTTATGATAGCCTCTGTTGCATTATCTGAACTAAGATCTGCTGGGAATTTAAGAATTATAGAATTAGACCAATCGCTCTCTAACGGATTAGATGGCCATCCTGCCTCGGATATAGATTTTACCTGAACCTCTACTTGCTCACCTTTTCTTATTGGAATATCTAATTGATTAATATTAACAGCATCTGCATTATCAGTACTTATATCAACCCACTGGTATACACCAGTTAGAGAACTTTTTGCTCTAGGTCTTAGTGTACTTTCTACAATATTATAATTTGAAAACGCGCCTTGTGTATCACCTGAGCCATCCTTAAATGTAAATTGATCAACTGGGTTTGCTGCGCCGTCGCTGGATAAGTATCTATACCTGGTCTTAAATTTAACTATTGACTGTAGTCCAGTTGCTGGTGTAGATTTTTCTTTTGGCATCGCCCAAAAACCACGAGCTCTATATTTAGGTGTAATACTAGATACTGAATTATCTTTTTGTTTAGCATCAATCTCTTTAACAACCGATGCATATAATTCAGCTTGCGAAGATCTCTCAGTAATTAAACCTTGTAATGCATTCTTATCAGCATCTCTTTCTACCTCAGTTTTATAATTGGTGGTTTGAATTTTAGTTCTGCTTTGTGCAATTGCACCATCCAATTCTTTTAATGTAGCTTCTATTGTATTTTTCTGGTTATTAAGATCAGTAAGTTCAACTATCGAAGATGAATCACTCACTTGCGCATTAATTAATTTAACTGAAAAATCACTATCATTTAAAACAGGTGAGTTAGGTTTAACACCTTCTCTAGTTGTTGGTATTTTATCATCAGCAAAAGAAAGTAACATTGATCCAAAATCAATTGCGCTCTGTTGGTAATACTCTGCTAATGTTTGCTCAACGCCATCAGCATTAATGGTTGTCAATGTATTGGTATAATACCCACTACCTGGAGACCAATTTACTGCAGGTATTTTTGAATCAGGATCAATAGGTTTTACAAAAGTAATACATCTCTCATTGAATCCTACTGTAACATCAACTTGGACATTATCTTCTAATGTAGATGCAATTTTTAACTGATCTGCACCTATTCTAATTGGATCCGATCCCTCGACCAATTCTACAATAACTGTGTTTGTACTGGAGTCAACATTAGTTACTTTATATCTTGTACTTATTGGATTAGAAATAACCTCAAGGCTATCTCCTACTGAAAGCTGTATTGTGTCATCAAAGTCAGCCTCTATATCAGTATAAAAAATCTTATTTAATTTATATTGTTTGCGTTGTGTTGTTACAGTAGCACCATTTATTACATCAGTAGAAGTAACATCTGATACCCTAAGTACACTAAAGTTTCCAGTATATCTTTTAACTCTTGGTGGTAAATCTACCACATCTTCATCTAATACATATGAAATATTTCGTTCAACTATTTGCTGTAAAAACTCATCATAGTTTAAATCTGCTCTACCGTTATAAGTATTATTAAAAAAGTTAATCTTACTCTGAGTATTTGTATTTAATATGTACCTTTGGATTATTGCTCTTTCTGTGTCTATAGGAACCTGCCCAGTTAAATCAAATGATACGTAAAGAAGAGGATTAATTAATTCTTCAAAAAACCAATTAGGTTTAATATTAAAATTCTCAATCGAATTAATTGAAGTTAAGTCTGTTGCTTCTGTTGGTAGTTTAGCTAATACTAATTTTCTAAAGGTACCATCAGATAATCTAATTGAACTGTTTTGCCCACCAACATTTGTAATAGTATCAATATTATTCTGTAGCCTATCTACTGAATTTTTTAGAAAACCAAAGCTAGGAATAGTTACTCTTGAGTTAGTACCGTCATTGTTTTGAATGTTAATAGTTACCGACTCATTACTAGATGTTATGGCCTGATTAACCTTCTCAAAGCTTTCTAAAGAATTATTAAAAAGTCTAAGAAGCTCTGGGAGCATTGTTGATATTGAATTATTTTCAGCCATTTATTTTTCTTCTTTCTTTTATTATTTATTTAATGATATCAAACACAAAATTTAAAATACCTTGCTCTGTACATATAAATTCTATTATAGGCCTATTAGTAATCTCAGAATTTGGAATCACTCCCATTGAAACTCCAAATGAACCATTATTAAGTCTGCTAGGTGCATCGGTCCATACCCTTATATTTCTTGAGCCTATATTTAAATTATTATTAAATGCTAATCTAAAAGTTTGGCCAGTTTTCCACTGTATCATAGTATCATCTATGTAAATATTTAAATCACCACCGGCTTCATTAACCGTATCCAATCTTAGCATATTTGTATAGGTTACCAATTCAGTAAACACCTGTGGTACTGCCGTGTTTAGATTTAATGGATTTAATGTATCTATAACAGTTTCACTTGAATTAAAAGGAATTACAAACGAGTATTCTTGGGTAGCTAATGATACAGTTATTAAATTAGGTGTATTAGTGTCTACACTTATACCAGTACCCTGTCTTACTACGTCTGTGTTATATTGTAAAGATACCGGTACATTTCCATTTGCTAAACCTTGTATCTCATCAGAATTTTTAGCAATAAGATCTAATAAAACAGTATCATTGGCAAATGCCAAGTTAGCATTATCTAATTGATCTTGCACACTTGTGATCTGTGCTTGTAGAGAAGTAACATCTGCTACATTAGTTATTTGATTTTCTAAAGTTTGAACCTTTTGATCTAATTCAGAAATTTCTAATTGCTGAGATTGGAATATTTTAGCTGATTCCTGTAGCTGTGCAGTCGCTTCACTGAAGAGCTGCATTGAAAATGTATTATAGTCATTAACGATTGTGTCGATACCGGCCGTTCCTGGTGAAGCATCGAATCGTAAATTAATTTTAAATCCATAACTGTTTCCATTTTGTCCTGTTACTTTATTAGGTTTATATTTAGGGTATCTTTGAATATAGCCACCATCTGTTGTTGGCGTAATATTATCCACTAATAAAATACCATAAAGATTAGTAACAGTATTTGCAGTGTTACTAGTATCTACCATGTCATAATAAACTAACACAGCGTTAAATTCAAATGTACTTGCTAAATCAGTTCCATTAAATTGAGGTATTGTTGCAATTGTTGGATCTGTTATAATCTGCTCGTAATCATTAGGTGTAAAATCTACAGAAATTCCATCTAACTGATTCCTAACATAAGCAGAACCATTAAACCCTACGGGACTACCATAATCAGCCGGATATTTTCTTATATTAATATTGGCAGTATTAGTAAATGTATTAGGTTCAGTAAAATAAGATTCTTTAGATGTTGGCGGATTAGGTTCTAACATCCAATTAGCATTAGGGTCAGTATAACCACCGTTTGCAGGATCACCAAGCAATGGATCATCATAATCATAAAATGCATTAATACTTAATCCTTGTGGTTGTACTGTACTAGGACCACGACCTAAAATAAATTCGTCCTTACCTTGTATTCTTAAACTAGGTTGATAGTTTGTATCTGAAATAGAGTCAAATAAAATAGTTGGTGTACCTCCTACTTCAGTTGGTACATTAATATAAAGTTCAGTGTAAGCCTCGCCTGCTTTATCTACATTATTTACAATATCAATATCACCTACATATTTTACAACTCTCCTGTACTGATAATCACCTGTCTCTTGAGTATCCTCCTCCACAAATAAAGGTCTAGTTACTCCAGGATTTTTCTCTAAATTAGTAGCAGGCCTAAATCTCATTGCCCCTGTCTCTTTCATCCATTTAAAGAATACTCTTTCAGCTACAGATCTCTGTGTGGTATTATCATATGATGAATCACTAATAATTAACTCTTCTAAGTTCAGTGCGTAATTCTGAAGACTTTCGGTAAAGTTAACATTAGGATCACCCTTTAAACCACCACTTGCAATCATACCATCTATAGTATCAAATTGCATATAGTTTTCATAACTATCAAATGTAACAGGATTAAGCTTATCAAAATCCGGTATATTTAAAAGCACAAACTTAGAAAAGACCAACTTAAGCTCATCATTGTTAAGGGTCTTTGATAGATCTCTTGCAGAAGAAGAGAAGGTATAAAATGTACCCCCATCTGCCTGCGGCGTTTTAATTAAAGGCGTCGTTGCCATGTATCGTTTTTCTTTTTATTAACTTATTGTATAACCAGTTCCACCTACTAAGAACCAAACTCCATTTCCTGTACCGTCGTCTACACAAAGTAGGTGAGCAGTTTTACCTTGCGCATCTAAATCAATTTTAGTACCACCTGGTAGTACTAAAGGTGTAGATGCACCTTGGATAGTGATCAATCCTGTCTGTGCTTCGGAGTATACAAAAAATAATTCTTGACCAATTGCACCATCATTAAGCTGTATAGTTACTACTGTACCGGTACTGTTTCCAACTCTCTCCACTGTGTACGGTGGTATTGCTGTACTTGTACCAACAGTAATTACACCAGGTGCTCCTGTTGCAAAACCGTCGTTTAATGTTTGTGGATCTACATCATTTCTAAATAATCCTCCACCATTAAGGTTAAGATTACCTGTCATATTAACATTTGTTAATACATCAAATGTAGAAGCATTAATGTCTAATAGAACAGTACTTAAACCTACTCTTAGTGCTTCTGTTTGCACGTTTTGTAGATTACTGAGTGTTCCTGCGGTAGGATTAAAATAAACCTCCATTGCATTAATTTCACTAGTCAAGATATTGAAGTTATCATTCAATACCAGTCTGGATCCGGATAACGAATCTGTTCCAAGAATTTCTGTTACGCTAATTGCCATTTCTTTTCTTTATTTAATTACTAGAATATTTCTATTCTTTTTATATTTATTCCCATTCGTATCAGTAAGTTCAAGGGTGATTTCATATTTCCCTGAATTCTTAAACAAATAAGTTAAGTATTTACTCTCAAAATATATATCAGCCATGCTGGAGTTAGTTGTATTCTTAATTATCCATCTAGGCTTACCTTTACCAGGTATCTTACATTTATCATAAACAAACATGACCCAAGTCATTTTTGGTAGAGTCTTTCCATTATTTATAAACTTAGCAGTGTTCCATGTTGGGTTGCTTGCTACACTTTGCCCTTTTCTATAAATTAAACTAGGGCAATCGTCATCCCCAGTTGGCCACGGTGAACCTGTTCCAGTAGATGGGCAAACATTATCGCCATCTGCATATACCATATCCACAGTTTTAAAATCTCCATGTAACCCAAAATATCTACAAACTGCCTGTACAAACATCTGATTATTAGATACGTCATATACAACATTGTATACATACTTATTAATAATAGTATTAGTACTTACATTTAAATCAGCGGCTGCTTCAGCCAATGTAGTTATGGAAGAGTCAAAATAATGTTCTGCCGTATCTCCGTTTAATGCTGTAATTTTTAAATATGTTTCTGGTTGAACTTCTTTAAACTGAAAGAATGCAGGGGTATCACCAGATGTACTAGTCATATCCCACCATAAATGATAAGTATCGTCCCAACCTCCGGTTGTTAAATTATCCCATCTGTATGGACCACTAAAACTAGCTTTACCATCATCTTGGTAATTTAATAATTGAAAGTCTGGTGAAGCACCTAAACCAAAGTTATTAAGAATAGCATTAACCCTATCAAGTGATTCATATAAGCTAGGACTTTCTTCATCCCATGTAACACTAGGTGTAATAGGTAAATTCCACAATGAACCATAATTATTCCAAACTTCTTTAGCCTCACTGTTCCAGCTATAGTTAGCTTCCCTTGCTTGGTACCAGCCTGAATATTCAACTTCTCTATTTTCTACACAAATAAAATCAGTCTTTACATTAGATGATATATTGTTATACAGATCAAATAGCTTCATCTCTACACTATATGTCCCAACATACGGTAGTATTATTGGCAATTTATTATACTGTGATAGAGGTCCTCTAAATACCTTGTAGTATGATGGTGAAATATCAGTTTCTTCTTTATAAATTGTCCATTCTATTTCTTCAAAATTTCCGCGTTCAATGCCATCCCATGTAAATAATGTTTCACCAGGTAATTGGTTAAATAATAATTGTGATCCATAAATTGATTCACATGATACTTTCAATCTGTCAACGTTTTGCCCAAATAATCTAACGACATCCCCAGTTACACCAGTCTCTTTTGTAATATCCCACCAGATCCAAGGTTGGTTAAATAAATTATTTAATGCTATGAGTTGATTATACAAAGCATTTCTTACATCAGTATCAGTATCACCAAGCACAGCAGTATATGTAGCTCCCGTGTTAGTATCTGGGTCGTTGATTGTAAATACATCACCTGCAACAACGCCCTGTGGATCTATATCAAATGTAAAGAATTTATTGGCATCATTTAACTGGTTCCAAGTAGAATCAACATTATCCCAAGTTATATTATTAAAAGAATCGTTTTCTAAAATTGTCATTGCACCAACCGGTATACCTGGTTTATCTGGTAGATAATATGAAGACTCCCCATCAGGCCATACTCCAACCTTATTTAAATCCGGCGCATATCTAGTAAAGTATGCTAAAAACGCATCAGCTAACCCTGCTATTGTAACATTACTTCCATCATATGGGATTCCCATAGGCCCATTAAAATCTGGCCCTATCGGTGATGGTGGGTAAACCTGTCCTGGTGTAGTCGGACCTAACAATAAATTTCTACCTATTGCATTAACTGGTGAGAGTGGTGCAATGTAAGCATTACAAAAATTAACAATAGCTTCATCAACTATTCCTTCTGATGCTAGACAGAATGAACTAAATGATCTTAAGTCCTCCATGTATATACAATCTTCAGTTGACAATTTAAAGTTAGTATTTATACCCGCTACAATTTCTCTTTTATCATTTCTACTTATAGTATTAACAACTTCAAGTAATCCGAAAAAATCAGCCTCACCTGTTATATCTTTAATTCTAGCATTAAGTGGTAAAAATTCATTTTCTAATTTTTTCTTTAATCCAAATAACTTAATTAAAATTTCTTCAATAGTAAAATCATAATTCTCCTCAGTTATAGGTAATGACTCTTCATCAAATCTATTAGGTACAATGTTATTAATTCTATAAACTAAACTAAACAAACTAGTTTTTCTAAACTTTTTATTAGGTAATGTTATAGTTTTATCATTTAATTGTACAGATGGTTCAAATACGGAAATATCATTACTCATAATGTACTTACCAAACATCGGTGAATTAGCATCAACATTTTTCCAGAATTCTCTAACCTTTAAAGTATCATATCCAAAAAACTTTATTGCATTTATTAAACCTTTATAAGAACCGATGAACGGATAGATATTATAACCTTCCATCATAATTTCTTTTCTCTTCAAATTAACCTCATCAAAGTCAGGAAGCAGTTCTTTTATATTTGTATTTCTAAATATTTCACTATCTGATTCTAGAATGTTATAGCCCATATTCTGAGTCATAACTCTTAATCTTTCATCTTCGCCAGTAGTCTCACCATATATTAATATTTCTGCAATAATTTTATCTTTGCAGCTATCCTTTATGTATAAGGTTCTTTTAAATGTATTTTCTTTTTCTGATCTTATTGCAATATTAAGCTGTAATGCTTCAGGGTTAATTACATCAGTAACAGTATATCCTTGAGGATCAATAGTTTCAGTAGGATCCGAATTTAATGATATTTCTAATTCTGTTATAACTTCTAAAGGTGGACCATCAGCCTCCATCTCTAAAGAAGTCTGTGTACCGGTATTAAAATCCATGTCAAATTGAAATAAGAATATTTCATTAGGATCTGTCGTTTCCCATTCAGCAGTCCATTCACAAACTCCACCAGTAGACCCAGTGGTACCTGTTGCAACTTCAATACCATGAGGAAAACCGAACTCTTTTAGATTAGTATTTTTATTTACAAACTCTTCTAATATAAAAATTTGACCAACTTCAAATAAGCCTATAGACACCTCAGGCAAGTACATAGTACCTGACCATTTATCTTCTGATGGGTCATAATCAAAATTAAGATACTTACCACCTTTATCAAAGAAATTTAAATGTTTCCAGTTATTAACCATCTTAATTTATTTTTTGGTAATCTTTAGGCACACCAAAGTTATAATAGATTCTAAGGTATTTTACTTTATTAATCCAAAATGTCATAATAGGCTTTAAGTAAGAATCTAAAAAGGTTGAAAGTCTTTCATTTCTAAACATATAATTTGAAAATGAATTTCTCATTAAATTTTCATTATAGTCATTACCTAGGTTTTTTAACTCCCAACCTTCTTCATAAGTAGCTTTATAAACACTAGGCATACCGGTTCTTTTCTCTGTGGCTCTATTCATATTATTTTCCTCTTATTGCTTTTAATGCAGGATTATCTTGTAATCTTCCAGTGTTAGTGCTTCTTGAGTTACCTGATGTTGCAATCGTAGTTCCTCTATTTCTCTTAAGATCATTAAACTTAGCTTGCTGAGTTTTATTATAAAGGTTATTAGGTATGCTACCTTTAAAGAATATGTTAAGTGAACTTAGTGCATTCTTGTTAGGTGTTGCTTCATAGAACGTTCCATTCCTATCATCCCATCCACCTCTTATGATTGCTAAATCCTCAGGTCCAATAACAACATCACCAAACTCATCTAACCCTAATTGTGGATCCTCATCACCTCTAATGGTAATTTTATTAGTTTCTATTAATACCCTTTGGTCGGTTACCGGATCTGTACCATAAACAGGTACTTCATAAAACCCATCTCTTATTGCTTTTTCATTCTCTTCAGAAATAAAGAATACATTTACAGAATCTACACCATCTACATTTTCAATAATTGAAATAATATCTGATCTAGGAATTCTGTCTCTTCTGTTTATGTATATAAAATATGTACTAAGCTGTTCTCTTATAGATGCATGTATTTCGTCTTTATCAAAACCTTCCACGTATCTTATAACAATATTCATTGCATATCTTTTAATTACAGGATCATTAATTCTAACCTCAGCAGTAACAATTTGCCTACCGCTTTCATTTAATATTTCATACACCATTTCCTTTTCGGCTGGTGTCATTGAAAACTCTTCAACAGGAACATTAAAATAATCCTTGTCACTTGTTATCTTTTTAGCAATATCAGGTATTAAAAATAAGTAAATAATATTGTCATCATCTAAATACTGGTCATCTTTAGTATTATATGCATCCACGAAAGAAAAGAAGTCATACTTACTTAAATAGTAAATGTAATTATTAGGATTAGCTAAAACAAATGAATTACTTTGGTATGGTGCAATCAACCTTGTAAACTGTGGATCTTCACTATCAGAACCGAACATAGGATTTCTTACAATATTTAATGATAACACTTCATCTAAATTAACCTCGTTCCCCTGTGAATCAGTACCGGGGTCTTTAAATTTTAA